GAAACACAAACAGGTAGGTAAAAAAATTCCTTTCTATAAGGCTAAAAGAGGAGGTGAACGGATGTGACACCACAGGAAAAAAAACTCGTCCATCAATGGGCGCAATGGCTTAAAATAGCCGTTATATCCTTTCGCAACGAAGGTTTAAATAATATTCAGGCACAAGTTGCGGCAATGTGCCTTCTTGACCTTTCAAAACTTTACGATGAGTCAGAACAACAATATCTTCAGTCAGGCCGGTGTGAAAACGCCAGGTCGGTCACGCTTTGATCTTTCGCACTCTAACCTTATGGCCTGTAATTACGGTGAACTAGTTCCCGTGTTAAGTAAAATAACCCTTCCGGGTTCAAAATGGCGTATGTCCATGGAGTGGCTTAGCCGTATGATGGCTATGGTTACTCCACCAATGACAAAAAACCGTGTCTTTGCCCATGCCTTCTATGTACCTCTTCGGGTAATATGGCCCAACTGGGAGGACTTCATTACAGAGACAAAAACAGATGGTGTATTGCCGGCTGTGCCTGTTCTCAATTTCGATTATGCACCCTATCCGATTTCACCTAATGGCGTTACTCGTTTAGATAATTATCTTGGTGTGCCTTTTGCAACAACAATTCCGGGTGCTGATATGTCGGAAACAACTAATGCTTTCTATTGGGCTGCGTATCAGAAAATTTGGAATGATCATTATCGTGATCAGAACCTCCAGGCGGAAATTGATACGGAACTGGTGGATGGTGATAATTCCGCAGACCGTGCTAAATGGTGTCTACTTCGCAAACGTGCGTGGATGCATGATTATTTCACAAGCTGTCTGCCTGAGACGCAAAAAGGTGATCCGGTTAATATTCCGATGACATTCTCTGATGTAAGAGTTAAAGCGTTTGATCCTGCATTCCCTGGGCCAGGCTTTTATAGCCCAACTATGGCCGGCGGTGTAACTCTTGGTATTCCTATCGAAAATTCTCCTGATGTGCCGGATAACGAAATGTATGCTGACACGTCTGAACTATCAGCTTCTGCATCAATAATTGATCTTCGTACTGCTGAACAGTTGCAGGTGTTCCGGGAGTTAATGATGACTGCAGGGTCCCGGTATAATGAATATCTCGAGGCTGTGTACGGATATCGCATAAAGGATGAAACCGTACAACGTTCTCAATATCTCGGTGGTATGTCAACTAACATGATGATCTCCGAGGTGCTGAATACTTCCGGTAATGAGCCGCTGAATCTTCCGCAGGGTAATATGGCCGGACATGGACAATCTTACGGAAATGGAGATATGTTTGAATATACGTGCCCTGAACATGGTGTAATGATGGTGATCTTTTCTGTCATGCCGGAATCAATGTACTTTCAGGGTATTGAAAGGGAACTCCGGAAAATATCTGATCCTTTCGATTTTGGCAATCCTCTCTTTGCTCAGATCGGTGAACAAGAAGTTCATGGCAAAGAAATATTCGCCTTTAAAGGCGATGCTAATACCGGGTTCGGATATCAACAGCGTTATATGGAGTACAAGCAGTGCCCGAACCGTGTTACAGGTGATTTCACAGATACTCTACTCAATTGGCACCAAGCCCGTAAATTCGAGGTGGCACCGATACTGGATGAATCATTTATCGTCTGTGATAATGATAATGATGATCTCGAAAGAATCTTCGCTGTTCCGGAAGCCGAACAACAAAACCTGCTTCATCATATCCGCTTTGATATACAGGTTGATCAACCCCTCCCTTATTTTGGTACCCCAACTCTTGCCCCATGAGTACAAGGTGCATGAGTCCATTTACTGTTAAAACTGGAATTCACGTTCCTTGCGGAAAATGTCCAGCCTGTTACGCTCGTAGGGCGTCGGGCTGGTCTTTCCGCTTAATGCAAGAAGATCGTTACTGTCAATCTGCTTATTTCATAACATTAAGCTATGATGATAAAAAAGGCTCAATACAACGTAGCCCGGTGGGTCGCTATCTAACATCATATGGAAAGCATGTACAATGGTTCGTCAAATCCGTTCGTAGACGAAACCACGGGAGAAATATTAAATACTTTGTCGTTGGAGAATATGGAAGTAAAAGGCAGCGTCCCCACTATCATATGCTGTTATTTAATGCAAAAGTGGAAACCATTGACTCCTGTTGGCCCCACGGGAATATCTTCTATGGGTCAGTTTCTGGAGCCTCAGTGGGTTACTGCCTTAAATATATTAGTAAGCCAGGAAAGATACCGCTTCATAAGAACGATGACAGAGTTCCCGAATTCATGTATTGCTCTAAAGGTATCGGCTCTACCTATTGTGAAGATCCTGATATCATTAATTGGCACAAAGCGGATCTCGCTGGCCGATATTATTTGCCTCTTCCCGGTGGTAAAAAAATCTCGATGCCCCGCTATTATAAGATGAAAATATACAACGATGGTGAAAGGCGTTATATAAATGACAGGTTATGTCTATTAGATGATAAGTGGTATGTAACAAAATCCATCGAGGAAGATATAGTAGTAGTTAAAGAGAAAACCAAGCAGGAACAGATTAAATTACGTATAAGGGAAATTCATTATAATAAAGGTCGTTTATCTGCTCACATGAAAATGCAAAAAGAATATTCTGAATCTCGTATGAAATCACTAATTTTCTAATCTAAAACGTAAAAAAATGGCAGCCTTAAAAACTCAGTTAAAAGCAATCGAGGGCGGTAATCGCCCTAAAATCGTTACAGTGTATAATTACGAAAAGCGTCAGGGATGGAAACCCGCTAAAGGTGATAAAGGTAAATTCGTCCCAAAACAGGCCTACACACCAAGGCAAATTGCAGAACGTTTCGCCAACGGCCTGCATACACTTGTTGATAAAGTGGCGTTATATGATAACGGAACCGAGGTTATAAAAAACTTCGACAAACTTGACCTTACTGAAAAACATGCGATCCTCAAAAGAATCGAAACCAATATCCTCCAAAAGCGGCACGATGCCCAGGTCGCCGCCAAAAAGAAAAATGAGGAACTCTTCCAAAAGGCGGTCATGGAGGAAATAAAAAAGAGGGAAGATGCCGCAAAAACTGATGCAAATCAGAATACTGATAATAAAAAATAAATGATCCCCCCTATCATTTATATATCTATCAGTGCTAGCCCGGGACTTATCGGGAAGCGAGAAAAGCAAAGCGCAGCCTGCGGAGCGTCGCTGATCGAGCGCCCCGATGTCAGAACCGGGCGCAATGCTTCATATGCCACGGAGTGGCAACTAGAAGCTAAAGGCACTAATACTCTCGATATATTAGTGCTAGATGACCGCAAAAAATTGTGGTCTAAAATAAGTCTTAACTAAAAAACTGTAAATCATGCCTTTAGGCCCTATTGGAGCCGGACTAATTATGACAGGCGTTAATGCCCTGGGTAATTTGTTCAATGTAGGCTCCCAAGCAAAGCAGAACGAAAAAAACAGGCAACATGCTCTTGAGATGTATCGTATGCAGAGAGCAGATTCAGTTGCAGATCGTGATTTCGAGAACGCTTATAACTCACCTGCCGAACAAATGAGAAGGTTAAAAGAGGCAGGACTAAACCCTCATCTTGTATATGGCAATGGTGCAGATGCCGGTGGTACTCATATTAATCAGTCATCACCCCCTGCGTATAAGGGCGAAGCACCTCAAATAGATACTGCAGGTGTAGTGGGTGGTATTTCGGCCATGTATGATTTCCGATTAAAAGATGCGCAGGCATCAATGCTAAAGGAGCAGGCAAAAATGGCTGTGATGGAACAAGCCGTAAAAGCTGCGCAAGTCGGCCAAATCGTTGCCGGTACTGAAACAACTCACTTTGATCTTTCTCAAAAAAAGCGTCTTGCCGATACTTCATTTGAAGCAGCACAGGCAAATCTTCAAAAGGTGATCGCTGAAACTGACAAAACAAAAGTTGACACGGTCTATACACTCCGCCAGGATGAAAGAGCTGCAGCTCAAAATGCCGTGTCTGTAAAAAAGGCGATCGAAGAAATCCTCACTCTTAGGTTACAACGTGCAAAAACCAATGCTGAAATACAGCATATAAAAGCACAAATTCAGTATCTAAATACTCAGGATGCTGAAAAAAAGTATGATCTCCATAGAAAAAGAAGTGAAATCAGTCCTACGAATTTCATGGACTTGATCGGTAATTATTTCAATGATCGTTCTAAGGTCGAGCGTGTAAAATCCGAAGCAAAAAGGGCTCGGGACTCTTGGCATAAAGAGGATACAATGAACTACCGCAAGTATTATCATCTTGATTAATCCAATATATATCCTAAAAAAACCTAGCCCGCCCGGCAATGAGGGCAATACTCGTTAATGCAAACCTTAATTATTAAAACTTATGGCTTACAAAAGAAAGTCCTTCAAAAAAAAGCGTTTCGGTGGACGGAAACACAAACAGGTAGGTAAAAAAATTCCTTTCTATAAGGCTAAAAGAGGAGGTGAACGGATGTGACACCACAGGAAAAAAAACTCGTCCATCAATGGGCGCAATGGCTTAAAATAGCCG